ACTCCAGCACAGCTTGAAATTATAATGCCAGCTCTTACATATCTCAGATTTAACATCTCAGCTGGACATCTAGACAGGTATAAGGAAATCCATGGTGTTGGTGACATAGAATTTAAACGTGTAATAGCTAATATAAGGTCGTCAGTAGCTTTAAAAAAGAAAATGGGGCTACCGGTCACAATAGGCTTACAAATGGTTATGATGCCTCAATATGGAGATCAGGTCTTACCATTAACTGCACTAGGAAGACACCTTGGAGTTGATTATTTAGTTATCAAACATTGCTCAGATGATGAAGATGGCAGCTTGGGTGTAGATTATTCAAAATATGAAGCGTTAACTGATACATTGAAATTTGCTGAAGGCTTTAGCACTGAAGATTATCAAGTATCAGCTAAGTGGTCGAAAATAATGAGCGAGGGGAAGCGGCGATATCGGCACTGTTATGGCCCTCCCCTCATTGCTCAATTCTCTGGATCAGGTTTAGTAGCTCCTTGTGGCATGTTGTTCGCTGAGAAGTATAAAAAGTATCACATAGGCAATATAGCGGAGCAATCTTTTAAAGAAATGTGGGAATCAGACAGGTACTGGGAAGTGATGGATTTAATAGCATCAGAGAAGTTTGATGCTAGGACGATGTGTGGAACTTTGTGTTTGCAACATAAGTGCAATGAATACTTGTGGGACATGAAAAATGGTGGGGAGATGAAGGCTCCAGAGGGAGAGGAGCCGCAACATGTTAATTTCATATAACTAAGGGATGGGTTTAAAATAGAATTAAAAAGTAATAATAAAGCCTCACTAGAAGGAATACTAGTGGGGTTTTCTATTTTAACTCAAGGAAAAGGGAGGGGAACATGGACAATTTAGTACAGGTAGCTTACGAGAATAATAATTTAATATGCATTGTAAAAACAGAGACAGAAGCAATACGGCACGAAACTAATATACAGCTTGAAGATATAAAGAAAGATTGGTTTTTTACAGCATGTTGGATACTGTCTAAATGCACCAAATTTTTTGATTTAATGCCATTTGAGTTTGAATTCTCATGTGCTGAAGAAGTTTATCCATATGTTGAAAATGCACTTAATTATTGTAGCAATGTATTAGTTAAAACAAATGATGCAATTAAAGCATCAGAACCTAATCATAATATAGCAGGAGATAATGAACATGTTTTATATGTAAATGTTTCAGAAGATTTGAGATACAAGTCGTTTTATAATGTTTTAAAAGACAACAAAAAAGTTGATGTACACTACCTCAACATGGATCTAGGTTTCAATAGAAAAACAAGGCAATGGGAAAAAGAAAGGCCAGAACCTATATCTATACCTGACCTGCAAAAGTTTATAATAGATAACAATATTAAAAAAATAGTTTCAGTTAATGAGTATTTCTTAAACTATTATATGATGGCATACAATATACATCTTGCTACTTTGCTTAGTTATATGGGAGTAGAGTTCATAGTGATAGATAATGACCCCTATGATTTAAATGCGGAAGGATTCTATCGAAAAGTAATACAACATAATGATAAGAGAAATCATTTTTGTAATCTTAAATGTTTAAACTACGACTTAGATGAGTTTTACGAGCTAAAGAATATAACCTATAATGCTATTCCTCAAGATTATAGAAAGAAAAAAATAAAAAAATTCAAAAAAGATTATAATGTAATAGTTCTAACCAATAGTAGATTAAGTAATGTGGAGCAATTTCAAGGTACGATCAATAACATGCTTGGTATAATGCCACCTGAAACTATATTCGAAGATCTGGTTAATTGGTATATGGCAATGAGGGCTGTTATATTATCTGATGAAAGATTCTCAGAGACTAACCGATTTCATATGAACAGCTCCTTGCATGGATTCTTTTATACGTTCGCTAATTGGTTGAAATATAAAATAATAGAAAATGTAAAAACAGACAAGCCTTTTCATGTCTATGGCGATGAGGGATTTAAAAAGATATGCCCAGATCTTTATAGGGGTTCATTAGATAACAACGAGATAAACGAACTATTTAAGGGTGATAATCTATACCTCTTAATGAATTTCTCCTATACTTATCTAGATGCTAGTGGTCCAGTATATGATATGGCAAGGCGTGGAGCACCATGGATAAACGTAACTACTCCAATAAAAAGTGAATACCTAAAAGATCTTAGTTTATTGGAATATAATAATGACATGGATGAACTTAATTATAAAATTAACAACGCTGAAGAGGTATATAGTGATGGTAAACTAATAACAGCCTTAGATAACTACAGACTAACTTTAAAATCTAGTGTAGATGAGATGAAATCAATTATTGTAGATTCTAAACCTAAAAAAGAAACACTATTTCAGAAAGAGATGAAGATACATGAAGACTTAATAAGTGTATCTGTAAGTAATTATCTTGACAACAATCAAGACATATTAAAGAAATCATTTAAGATACTATTTGGGATATAAAAATGAGAGCCGGAATATTAAGACATAGAGTGATGATAGAGAAAAAAGTCAAAGATAGAAGCCCACATGGTGCTGAAATAGTAACTTGGACTACTGATACTCCAGCTTGGGCATCTATAAAGCCTTTAAGGGGTAGTGAATACTATGAAGCTACACAGACTAGGGCGAATGTAACACATAATATTGAAATAAGGTACACAACGCTTTCAGCATCAACTAAAATTTCACCTGGATATTGTAGACTTAGATGGGGTACTCGTATATTTGATATAGAGAATATAGTCAATATAGAAGAAAGAGGTATTAAGCTGCTCTTAATGTGTAAGGAGAGTGTATAATGGCTATCCCTGTTGGTCATAAACATTTTGCTGAATTAGTTGGGCTGGATGAAATGAGGGAAATGTTTAAAGCTCTAGCTACAACATATGACAAGAAAATATTTAAACAAGAACTCCTCAAAATAGCAGAGGCACTATCTAAAAAAGTTAGCGATAAAGCTCCGAGGGCTACAAAAAGCCACTGGCTTAAGTCGGCTTCTGATACACATGTTAGATCTGGGGCGAGGTGGTCATGGGTAACACCTGGAAGCCTTAAAAAGAGCATAGTTGCTAAAACACCCAAAAAAGCAAGAAAAGGCAGACAAATATCTTACGTTAAAGTTCAGTACAGTATAGCTCCCCATGCTCATTTAATAGAATATGGTCACTATCTTAGAAAAACAAAGGGTGGCCCAATCTTAAAAAAAATTAAGGCTAATCCGTTTTTTAGAGATACATGGACTAAGGAAAAAAATACAGTAGAAAAACAAATAAAAGAAGCTGCACAAAAAATATTGTTCAAGAGAATAGAAATATTGCGAAGGAAACATAAGACATGAGTAATGGAAGTGTTGGAATAAGTATATTTAATAGATTGTCTGCGTCTGCTAATTTGACCAATATAATAGAGGATAGAATATATCCTATAACAGTGCCTCAAAATTCTAAATTACCAGCAGTCGTGTACCAACAAGTAACGGGTCAAAGGGTCCATGCTATGATAAGAGACCCAGGACTAGCGTACCCTAGATATCAATTAACAACATTGTCTACAGATTATGATCAGAATTACAATATAGCTAAATATACAAGACAAGCGTTGCAGGATTATTCAGGCTCAACCGGTGGAGTCACTATTCAGAGAGCCTTTTTTGACAACGAGTATGAATTTGAGAGTTTCGATGAAGAAAGTAAATTAATAACCTATCACATAGTACAAGATTATATTATCTGGTGGTCTACTCAATAGGAGAATATATGTCTGAAACAGTTTTTAAAAATGCCAAAGTTTATCTTGATGGCTTTGATATAAGTGGCCAAACCAATAGTGTAACACTTAATCAGGGCGTTGATCTTTTAGATAGAACAGCTTTGAGCCACACATCAAGGAGAAGGAAACCTGGATTAAAAGATGTCTCCGTTTCTCTATCTGGATTTTGGGACAGCACCAATACAGATAAGGAAATGTTTAGCGACATAGGTACTACTGGTGTGGTATCTATAATGCCAACATCTAATGCGGGAGCAATTAACAGTTTATCTTTTTTTACTGCTAACATAAATGGAGAATATTCACCCTCTGGTAGCATAGGTGATTTATACGGATTTACTTTTGCTGGAAACGGTCAAGGTGAGTTAGCTAGAGGTTTAGTATTTAAGAATGCTGCATTGAGCACAGCTTCGCCTAGCACAATATTAAATTTAGGTGTAGTAAAATCTGGAATCAAAGATCATTTTGCAATACATGTTATAAATGATGGAACTAGCACTGGAGCCAATATCAATATAGAAGTAGCAGCCAGTACTGATGTTTTATTTGGCGGTTCCCCTTCTACTCTTTTTAGCGTTAACGTAACAAGTGCTAATGTTGGGAATGCAATATATACATCAACTAATACTCCGTCTACTGCTCATCTATATTATAGAGCAACGGTAATTCAAAATAGTTCACAAGGTAGAAAATTATTCTGTGTTGCGTCAATAGGGCGCAATAACTAATGGAGGTCATATATGGCTGAGATAGTCTTTACACAAGCAAG